CCGTTTCCATATCCAAATATAGCTTTATCAGTTCCATAACCTGCGGCTGCTAAACTATATCTAGCAGTACCAACACCTGTTGTATCAGTAGCAACTACACCTGTATTACTTACTAGGTTGGTCATTGATACTACAGTAAAACCTCCGGCGCTAGTAGCACCATAACCAAATATAGCTTTGTCAGTACCATATGTTGCGGCTTCAGCTAACTGTCTTGCTGTACCAACCCCTGCAGTGTCAGTCGCAACTACCCCTGCGTTTGATACTAGATTAGTTATTGCGGTGTTGGATGGTCCAGTCCTACCATATCCAAATATAGCTTTATCCGAACCATATGTTGCGGCTCCAAGATTATATCTAGCAGTGCCGACACCGGTAACATCATTTGCTACTATACCTGCATTTGATACTAGATTAGTCATACTTAGTGGATTACCAGATGTTTGGTCATAACCATAACCAAAGATAGCTTTATCAGTGCCGTAACCTGCGGCTGCTAATGCATTCCTAGCAGTTCCAACACCTGTTGTATCAGTAGCAACTACACCTGTATTACTTACTAGGTTGGTCATTGATACACCACTACTACCGTTAGTCCCATAACCAAATATAGCGTATGCAAGATACGACGGAGGTTGTGGTGTTACACTTACTCCACCACCAATTGAAATTCCTTGTCCGATATCCATAATATGTTATCCTTTAACATATTTATCAGATATCGCCCTCTTTCCGATTTTCACTATAGTGGGCGTCAAAAGTTCCACCGGGATAACGACTTTCTAATTTACGAACGTTCTCATCAATAACATCATTTGGGTCAAGATTCAAGGCCCTACAAGCATTAATCCAGTACCACATAACATCACCTAATTCTCGCTTTAAGTGAAAAACTTCAGCATCAGTTAATGGTTTGCCCTGAAAAAACATCTTTTTGGGCACTTCGATAAATTCACCACCTTCAGCCGCTAATCCTAGGCAAGCGGTTAATAACAGTGGTACATTGATATCAGGACCATGTACTCCATTACCAATATAATTACCATCAAGCTCATCACATCGGTCCATAAACGTAGTCAAGTCATTACTTGCTTTGCTTGTTACAGCTTCTACAAAATCTTTGTATTTGTTTAAATCAATATTACTCATTAAAATGCTTTCAAAATAATCATTTGATCATTAAACCTACCGTTAGGTGTTGTACTAACTGCTTTAATGTCTTTAAAATACTTACGAGCGGCCGGCTTGCTACCCATAACTTCTTTAATCTGCTCACTAGGTTTACGTAATGTCTTTACTTCACTTTGTGCAGTATCAAATCCCAACAGTGTACTACCTTTAACAGTAAAGGTCTTGCTATAATCATCGGCAATGTAATGATGTAACTTGCGCTTTGCGGTATCATACACCCAAGCTTCACTTGCACCATGAAGCTTGATTGGACTAATACTTACTAAGTCCATCTTACTTGCAGTATCTTTGAATGTTTTAAGATACTTAAGTTTTGCTACTTGTTTCTCTACTGGTACTGCTTTACGTGCCCTAGGAGCTTTTGCGGCCTTCTTAACACTAATGTAACTGTTCAAATCATTGATAACTAATTCAATAAACTTAACAATGTTTTTAAGTTGTGTTTTTGTTAGGTGCTGATAACCCTGAACTAGTTGCGCATCTGTACCTTTTAATACTTCTTCAATTTCATTCAGTTTCTTTTTCCACACATCGGTTAGCAAACTAATATGTTGAGGCATTACATTCTTTTTAGCTACTTCATCAATTGGTCGTAATGTATGTCTTGTTCCGGCACCTGACGTAATATATTCATCAAACAATCCTTCAAGTTCACCGCCGGCTTCACGTGCTTTATCTTTAAGAATTTCCTGAATGTTGGGACGAGAAGGAGCTTCAGGTGCACCGGTTGCAGTAGCTTCAACTAGTTGTGGTTTATTAATAGTTTCAAGCAATCGTTTAATTTCATTTTGTAGTGTATCTGATTCTGTTTCAGATAGTTCTAGACCACGCAATTCCATACGTGCTAACCAGCATAAAGTATTGATACATTCTTTCTCATCAATCCTACGCATGATCTTAGCCTCTTGTGGTCTTTCACGTAGGTCTAGGTATTGTGCTAAAAATTCTTTAGCATCTTTCTTACCATAAAAACGACCATACCATGTGAAACTACGCATAAGTGCTACTCGGCGTCTATCTGAATCGGGTTGTACGGCAAACATAGGTTCAGGACCTAAATATTCTGTATCCGGGTCTCTGGGGTTAAGTGTCTTAACCTGTGAATAATCACTAGCTTTAATGATTTTACTTGCGGGTTTACGTGTTGCCATTAAGTTCTCCTAAATTTATAGCGCATTTATGTATTGTAGCAGATTGTCCATTTGTTGTCAACCGTGAGATTGAGCCATTTTCTAACTCTATTTACTGAACCGACTATAAACGATAAATAATACATATGCCTAGACTCTCATTATATCACCCTACAAAATCAAACGATTATCGTTTCTTTGATAAAACAATATCAGAGATGTTTACTGTTGGTGCCACTGATTTATATATCCATAAATATTTGGGTCCAACAGATCAGGGTGCAAGTATTGATTATACACAACCTCAATATGATGCATTAGATCCTACTAATATACAAGATTTACTATTTTTAGAGAATAGAGATAGGACATATGATCCTAATATTTATAGATTACGTGGACATTATAATGTACAGAATTTAGACTTTGATTTAAGCCAATTTGGTTTATTCTTAAATAACGATATTATCTTTATTACCGTTCATTATAATGATATGATTGATTTGGTTGGTCGTAAGTTAATGGTAGGTGATGTATTAGAATTACCTCATTTATTAGATTATAATCCATTAAAAGAAACCATACCAGTTGCATTAAAAAGATTTTATCAAATAACAGATGGTAATTTTGCTAGTGAAGGATTTAGTCCTACTTGGTATCCGCATTTATGGCGTATTAAATGTGAACCATTAGTTGATAGTGAAGAATTTAGTCAGATATTAGCTGAACCAATTGATCAGGATAATTATCTTGGATTATGGGATGCTACTAGAACATATCCAGCAGGTTATACAATTACATTTGGTGATAAGAATTATCTATCTAAACAAGAAGTGCCAATTGGAATAACACCTCCTAATACAGTATATTGGGAACTTGATCCTAATCAAAATCTTAAAGATATTCTTGCTACATATAATAAAAATCTACAAATCAATAATGCTATATTAGATGAGGCAGAAAGATTAGTACCTAAAGCAGGTTACGATAGAAGCAATTTATATATTGTTCCTACATATGGTGAGTATGAAACTAATACAGAATTATCAGGTAAATATAATCAACCTGCACCACCCATAAATGTTCTTGCCAATAACAATGGTGCACCTGAGGTAGCAACAGGAGTAGTTTCAATAGTACGTAGTACAATGTACAAGAATGCAAGTCCGGTATTAAGAATCCCCAAAGCAACTTTACAAAGTATTTGGGATATGACCGTGGATATGCTTATAGATCCATTACAGCCTGCAAGACAGATAAACTTAGAAACTGCTATTATTGCACCACAGCTTATAGGTAATGGTTCAGGTCCAGTTGAAGGTGAAGTTGTATTAACAGCATTACCGACAGGACCAATTACAGGACCATATGGCACATCTGATAATACATATGCGTTTGCAGATCAAAATCCTGTAGCACCCAATTTTACTGGTACAGAACCGTATGGTCCAAATACTATGGATTATCGTGCTGATGCTGATCCAAGATTCCAATTCATTGCACGTAGTAGTCCAAGAAGCTTTGGATATACTACAGGTTACTTAGATGGCTCGGCTGAAGCTCCAAACGGATTCCCAACAGGAGCAGGTATTGCATTCCCACAGAACCCACAAGTAGGAGCATATTTCTTACGCACAGACTATCTACCTCAATTATTGTTTAGATGGGATGGAAGAATATGGGTTCGCATATCTAAAAATGTCAGAACACAAACAGGATTCACTGAAGGAGATTTGTCACAACAATCTAGCTTCATAAATAACAGTAACGTAACTATTGCTACAGATGGAACAAGTATTCCACAGAAACAAGGTCTATCAACTATCTTAACAATAGCCCCAGATCCAATTCCACCGGTAATTTAATAAATGGCACAATTTTTCTACGACAATCAGGTACGCAGATTTCTAATTCAATTTGGAAAAATATTTAGCAACTGGCAAGTAACTAAAGGTAAAGATCCTGCAGGCAATGAAATACTTGTTCGTGTTCCAGTTATGTATGGTGATTCAAGTAGACAAGCAAGTACTATCATTGCTAACAACAGTGCTAGCAACTTACCTAGTGCACCATTGATTACATATTATATTACTGGGCTAGAATATGATCAACGTAGGACACAGGATCCTACGTTTATTGATAAGATACAAGTTCGTCAACGTAGTTATAACGCAGAAACACAAAGTTATGAGCAAGTTCAAGGTCAAGCATTTACAGTTGAACGATTAATGCCAGTTCCATATACATTAAGAATGACAGTAGATTTATGGACAACGAATTATAATCAAAAATTACAATTGATTGAACAATTAGGTACATTATTTAACCCTTCATTAGAGATACAAAGTACTGATAACTTTATTGATTGGACTAGCTTAAGCGTTGTATATCAAGATGGATTAACCTTCAGTAGTCGTAGTATTCCACAAGGTACAGGCAATCCAATAGATGTAATGAGTTGGAAATTCTATATGCCTATATGGATTAGTAATGCCGCTAAACTTAAAAAGATGGGTGTTATTGAAAAGATTATTGCTAGTATATTCTCCGGTAAAGCACTTGACGATATACAAAATGATGATTTGTTATTGGGCACACGACAAAAGATTACACCATATGGTTATAAATTGTTATTGATA